CATTCTCAACAAGACGAATGTGTATAAAATCATCAAGTCAACCACGATTGAAAATGGAATCAAGCGTGCTCTGTCCACCGGCGATTTTGGAATTAAAAATGTCAACACAAACAAGGTGGGCGTCGCTCAAGTTCTGAATCGTTTGACATATGTGTCGAGTTTGAGCCACCTTCGTCGCATTAATACGCCAATTGATAAAAGTGGAAAACTAATTCCGCCCCGAAAGCTTCACAATACAACGTGGGGATTTTTGTGCGTCGCGGAATCTCCAGAGGGTGCAAGCGTCGGTGTCGTTAAAAATATCAGCTACATGTCGCACATTACCATTCCGAGTCATGCCGATTCGCTTCACAAGCAGGTCGAACCACACATTCAATCTCTTGACACAATTGTCAACTGCGGTGACCTCGTTGATGCAGTGAAAGTATTTGTAAATGGCGCTTGGGTGGGAATAAGTGGAAACCCGGTTGAACTTTATAATGCGTTCAAGGATAAAAAGAGCAAGGGCATTATCAATATTTACACGTCGGTTGTCTTTGACATTCGAAACAAGGAAATTCGAATTTGCAATGACTCGGGGAGAATTATGCGCCCGGTTTTGCGCGTGAAGAATAACCGCACATTCATTACGTCGGATGTGTTGCGCAAATTGGACCGTAAAGAAATCACGTGGGATGACCTGGTAACTGATTGCAGAATTGACGATGCAGTCATTGAATATATTGACCCGGAGGAGCAGAATTTTAGCATGATTGCAATGAAACGCACAGATTTAAAAAATGGATTGAACCTGAATTCACAGTTCAACTACAATTATACCCACTGCGAAATTCACCCGAGCACTATATTCGGAATCTTGGCATCGTGCATTCCGTTTCCAGAGCACAACCAGTCACCCAGAAATACCTATCAATGCATCGGACTTCATGAAAACGTTCTTATGGGAGATGGAACTAGAAGACAAATAAAAGATGTTAGAATTGGAGACAGTGTCATGTCATTTTGTCCCAAAACATTTGAAGTAATTAAAACTAGGATTGTAAATCACTTTATTCGTAAAAATGATAATCCTGTTTACAAGGTCAAGACTATTAGCGGAAGAGAAATTGTAGCAACAGAAGACCACAAATTCATGACGAACTGTGGTTGGAAAAGTGTGGGTGAGTTGATTCAACAGAACGAATTAAGAGTTGGAATTTACGCAGACCACACATTTACAAAAGAGAATGAATATGAAAAAATGATAACATCACATAAATCGCTATCAATGACAATCGAAGAATGGATGAAGGATATTCAAGTTGTTAATAACTTGGCATTTATACCAATTGAATCTGTAAAAAGACAAGAAGATTGCATGATATCTGATATTGAAGTTGAACACGATAATCATTCATTTATTGCTGGAGATAATTTTGCAAGTTCAAATTGCGCGATGGGTAAGCAGGCGATGGGAATGTACGTGACGAACTTTTACAATCGGATGGACAAGACGGCATATGTATTATCCAATCCGATGCGTCCGCTGGTTGATACCCGCATCATGCGCATGATAAAGCTCGATGAGATTCCATCCGGTGCACCTGTCATCGTTGCAATTATGAGTTATACCGGCTATAATCAAGAAGACAGCATCCTTATCAACAAGGGCGCAATCGATCGCGGTTTATTCAGCGCGACCATTTATCACACTGAAAAGGATGAGGATAAGAAAATCAACGGTGACGAGGAAATTCGATGCAGGCCAGATTCCACAAAAACAAAAGGAATGAAGTTTGGAAATTATTCGAAACTGAATAGCAAGGGCGTTATTCCGGAAAATTCCGTCATTGAAAATCGCGACATTATCATGGGCAAGGTAATGCCCATCAAGGAAAACAGGAACGACCACACAAAAGTAATCAAATATGAAGACGCAAGTAAAATGCACAGGACAACCGAGGACTCCTACGTCGATAAGAATTACACGGAGCGAAACGGGGACGGATACGTCATTTGCAAAGTTCGCATTCGCACATTTCGTAAGCCGGTCATCGGAGATAAACTCAGTAGTCGTCACGGGCAAAAGGGAACCATCGGGAACATTATTCCGGAAATGGATATGCCATTCACAAAGAGCGGGCAACGCCCCGACATCATCATTAATCCCCACGCCATTCCGTCTCGTATGACAATCGCCCAACTCAAAGAAACACTCCTCGGGAAAATCCTCTTAGAACTCGGCCTCTTCGGTGACGGAACATCCTTCGGAGAACTCGACGTTTACACCATTCGCAACGAACTCCTAAAGCTCGGCTACGAAAATAATGGGAATGAACTATTGTATAATGGCTTATCAGGCGAACAAATCGATTCAGAAATTTTCATGGGACCCGCATTCTACCAGCGCCTAAAACACATGGTCAACGACAAACAACACAGCAGGTCCATCGGTCCAATGGTAAATCTCACGCGTCAGCCTGCGGAAGGCCGCTCGCGAGATGGAGGGTTGCGATTTGGAGAAATGGAACGTGATTGCATATTTGCTCCCATCTCACTGAATTGTGGTTTGTCGATTTGGATTGATGAAATGGAACACGTTGGAGATTATGTTCTTGGTTGGAATAAAAAGGCGAATGGAATGGTTCCTTCAAAACCGTGTGCATTTATGGACAAGGGAACACGCGACTGTGTTGAATTAACATTTGAAGACGGTAGAAAACTTTTATGCACCGAAGACCACCCTGTGTTGACATCTGACAATGAATGGGTCAAAGCGAAGGACATTGTAATGAATGCAACTAAGATTAAAACCGGTGTTACTTATCCAATAATGAAACTTAAGGATGAGATTGCGGAATGCGGTGGTTGGACGCTTTCATTTGGAACACGAACGCTCAGGACGGATAATTATAAAGAGTATATGAAAACTCTTGCATTTTCACGCATAATCGGACTTTTGATAACTGATGGAAGCATTAGTTCAAAATATCAACATGAATCAGCATCAGTGTCGCTTGGACACATGATTGATGTTACCCAATTTATTGATGATATAAATATGTTTCATGACATTACTCAGAAAAAATTTAGAACGAGAAATTGTTACATTGTTCGTATTCCAAGTGAGTTTCTTGCCGATATTCTTCAACTTGGTGGAATATTGCGCGGAAGAAAAATAAATCAGCCGGCAACACTTCCTGATTTTATCTTGGATGAGCAGTGTCCTCGACCCATTATTCGTGAATTTCTTGGTGGAATGTTTGGCGGCGACGGACACACATGTGTTCTTGGATTGCATAGGGGGAAGCGCGACGTTATGACATCTGTTGCATTTTCAAAATCCAAGACACACGAACATCGTGAATCATTGCAAACAATGTTTGAAGATATGCAGAAATTACTTGGAAAGTGTGGCATTCATGATACCACAATTCAGAATTTTCGGGAAACATCCTCCTCCAAAAAGAAATTCGAATTGAAAGATAAGAGCGATGCAACGAACAGGAGTTTTCAGTTGACGCTTCATCTCCCGATTGAACAACTTATTCCATTCTCTGAAAAAATCGGGTTTCGGTATTGTTGCCATAAATCCCAGCGTCTTGAAGCTGGTGTATCCTATCGCCGATTGCGCGAAGAAGTTTGCCGTCAACACAATTGGCTGGTGAATCGTGTTGATGAAATAACGCATTTCAAGGAAATCAAAGCGAAGAACCCGGACAAGATTGTGCACACCAAGGGTGCTATTCTTCAAGCAGTAGAAGAGCTGAAGAAAACAGAAGGGCTGCTTCACGATTACGCGATTCCAAGCACGCACGACATTACTGACCATTTGATTAAAGGAACAGAGTTTGGCAAATTCACATCCAAGTCGTTTCCAACGGCGGAGCAATTCATGGAGAAAATCGGAGCATTAGACTGGTTTCTAAGTGATGATATTGAACCCAAAAAAATGGATAATTTCGATGAAAAAGTATTCGAAGAATGTGAAGTCGAAGAAGAAGATGAATCAAGTTCAGCGTATGGCGTGCAGCGCGGAAGCAATGCATTACCCACAATGAATTTAACGGTTGTCTCGCGAATCAATGTGGGACCGAAGCACGTGTATGACATTAGCGTGGAAGACACGCACTCGTTTCTTGCGAATGGAATTGTTGCGCACAATTGCATGGTGTCACACGGGGCTGCACGATTCACGCGAGAGCGACTGTATGATGTTTCCGATAAATATCAGGTGCACGTTTGTGCAAAGTGTGGAATGGTCGCAGCATTTAACGACGCGTTGGGCATTCATTGCTGTAAAATGTGCGACAACCGGACAGATTTTGCGCTGGTTGAAATTCCGTATTCATGCAAGTTGTTGTTTCAAGAACTGCAGACGATGAATATTGCGCCGAGAATTATGACGGAATAATAAATAAGAATATGTATATTTATATATATAATAAAGAAGCATTAGTCGCAAAACATGTTGGCAATAAAAAACGCGCCCACAAGTCCTAATAGTGCGCCTAAATGATAGTTGTATTGCATTTTTTTATATACGCTTAACCACGCCTGTTTTTGTTTATCTCCGTCAATATGAAGTATCATCCAGTCACTCTTTGGAGCGAGCATGTAATAAAAATAATTAGTTGTAAATGTTATTGCGCCAACAACGCAAATTGTTGAAAACCGATTTATTTTATATGAATTTTTTGTTGCGCTTTTCCAGAATAAGAATAAAAAGGACAAGAGAAGTCCTAGTCCGAATCCCTTGAAGTAAATGTTGCGACGCTCGTCTGCAATCTTTTTATAGATTGCTTTTTGTTTTGTGGAGAGAACGGCCGTAAATTGTTGGATAGACGATGTGCTGTCTGAATTGTACATTGTAAAAATCATTGCAACGATGAACATTGTTGCAATAATGCAGCTTTTCATGCAAACCATTTTTCAGAATGAATGAACTAGATATTATATTTTATATAAATATTTTATATAAATATTTTATTTTTATTTCTGGTTAGTTTCTCATTTTTTTAGGATGGCATAATACCTTTTCAAAATCTCTCTTAGTACTAAACTCGCCAAATCATTATCTCCTGTTGTTTCACAGTGCAAAATTGCACATTTATCTCTATGGATTTTAACAGTAGTTTGAATTTTGTCTCCTTTTGCCAAGTCATCTTCCATGTGATAAATATCAAACAGCATTACGCCTTGCAACAATAATGCGTCTTCATTCATTTGAATATTTACATAACCATTGGAAGTTTTTACATCAGATTGAAGAGTATAACCATCTTCAACATCCATAATTTTTTTATCAATGTCTTCGAGAGCAAGAACCACGTGTTCCAAATTAAAATCAATTATTGTTTGCATCGTACATGTATTGTATATGTATATAATAACGAATATATTATATCAATTTATTATAATATATTATTCATTATTTCGTTTTATTTATTTTATAATATAATATTATCATATATCAAATAAACGAGTAAATAAGATGAAGTTGGTTTTAGGAGGTTTTTTTAATGGCTTTTCTGCGCAACTGATAGGTGGTGGAGCCGGCAAAAGCGGAAGCGGTGGTCCGGATGGCGGCAGCGAGCGCGAGATGACGCGATTTACGTTGAGAGAAGCGTGGAACGGTGCAGCTGCAAGTGGAACTGTAAATAATAGAACTGTGGCTGCAACTCCGTTTCGCGCCGTAAATAATGCTGGTGATTTATTGAATCGTAAAAATTACACTTCAGGCGGTTCTTCACAGATTAGTTCTTTAAGAGGAGGGTTAAATGGATGGAAATCAATGGCGGGGGCAATTCAGCCTCAACCTGACAAAACTGGAATTCCGTCTTCAACGTGCAATGTGAAGTATGTATACGACGGTTCAGATTATACTACATTTAAAAAGCTTCAGGCGATTAACCGCAACTATAATAATTCGAGTTTTGGCGGAAATTTGAATAGTGGCTCTCAATCAGCATTTAGAGCATCCAAGAGATTCTTTTAATTCAATAATACATAATGCAAAATACAATATAGTACATTTAGAAATTTAAAATATTTTTATATAAACATATTTTAAACAATATATAGTAATAATTTGAAAATGGCATTTAAATTAAAGTATAATTTCAACGGTCCTCCAGACAATCATGTATTAATAAAACAGCGTGGAAATAATGCAACGCTCACTGCCGTAAATCCAATGCCACAACAATTTTATCCGTCATCAAATGACAGCGTATTTGCAATGGGTCGGCGCGCATTTGTTCAAACCAGAGGGGAGCCGAATGGGCCGAATAATACAGACAATAAAGTTGCCGGAAATGTGCGTGGAAATTTTGGAACCACTTTTAATCAGATACCGCCACACAAACGCAGCGGTTTGGTTGGAAAGCCTATATCATTTCCGCAAGACAGTTCGCAGCGAATTGAGCGCCTTAAAAATAATGCAATTGGTGGAGGGAGTATGAAGGTTGGTTTAGCAAAAACTGCGCCCATGTCATTTAAAAGCAATGATACAACCAGTCGAAATATAGCAATTCGAAGGTGTCGTTCTGGAGGATGCGTGGCACCCAAAAAAAAGGGCGCAAACAATTCATTTAAATCGGGAGGGGGGTCAATTTATACAAGTACAGGAAATCGTCAAATATTTGCTCCATAATTAAAATTAATTTACAATAATATTTATTTATTATTTGAACTATTATTATTTTTTCAACAATAAATAAATAATAATATAATATAATTATATACAACATTATTAATTCAATGGCATCAAGAACTTCTTTAAAAAAAAATAAAAGAACAAAACATGGCAGGACGCGTCGTCAACGTCATCGTAGACGACAGATGCGTGGAGGTGATTTTCTTGATATTTTTAAACCAACTGTTAAAGATGCTGCTTATTGTCAAAAACAGTTTGATGAGTGTAAAGCTAATATTAAGCCGGATTCGGATTCAGCCGCCGATGCCGACTCTGGTTCTTCTGATTTTTTCAAAACACCGACTTTTATTTCAAACCTTTTTGAATCAAAAGATTCTACAGGTTCAGTAGAAGAAGAAAAAGAAAATGAAGGAATTGAAATGCAGGAATATCCTGGAAGTGAACAAGCTGCTGCTCCTGTTGAAGCACCTGTTTCTTATGCCGCTCCTGCTGTTGCAAAACCCGTTTCTGATGCCGATGCCGCTGCTGCCGCCGCTGCCTCTGCCTCTGCCGCTGCTGTCGCATCGCCTTTGTCACCACCACCACCTGCGGAATCTACATTAGATTCCACTTCTATTGATGCCGCCAAATTATCTCCTCTTCCTGCTCCTGCAGAATATGGTCTTACCGCACAACCTACCGCTGAATCTGAAGAAACTGAAGAAACTGAAGCTGAAAAAGCCGCTAGAATAAATAATTCAATGGGTGTGGTTGGCGTTGTTAGTGGCGGTGGAAGCAGAAAAAAATATAAAAAACGAAATGCAAACAGGTCTAAAAAAAACAAAAATAGGAGAAATAATAAAAGAACAAACAAGAGAAATTAATTATTTATTTTGATTTTATAATATTTTATAAATACTAATATAAAATTCAGCATCATGTTCATATACGAATAAACATCATGTTATCATAAGCATGCGAAGAAATGGCGCATGTGGTCAAGTGGAAAAACCCTCAGTTTCAATTCCAACCATCCAAGACGTTGTGGATTCGAATCCTGATAATTCCGATGAAAAAAGGCTTTCAATAAAGGTCAATTCATTCGGGTAAAAAATTAGGGTGGTTCCAAAAAATCTTCATTCAATCATTCAGTTGCTTTACAGAAGCAACATCAAAACAAAACAATCCCCTGTAGCGCAGAGGAAGCGCGCCGTAAAACACCGTCAGTTGCCAACAAGATTTGAAAAAATCCGAAAAACCGATGGTTATCGCCTTATGAGCCGGAGGTCACACGATCGAAACGTGTCGGGGGAATCTTATAATTCAGTAGCTTTGAAGAAGCTGCTCGTCATAGCTAAGCGACGTACATAAATAAAACACAGCACCAGAAATCACTCCCACGGCGGCAGCTTATCGTCGAACACAATCAAGACATTCACAACGTCCGAAAGTTTGATGGTTATCTCTTTCTCATTAAAAGGCAAGGTAGGATCGAAACCTACGAGTGATATACTTAACGGGGATGGCGCGCGGGTGGCACGCCGTTTAACTTTGTGGGCTCAAAACCCCGAGGTCCTAGGTTCAAACCCTAGTTCCCGTATTTTTATTGGAATTTATTTCTATTTCTTGTGATATTTTTGAATGAATCGGTACAAGACATAGAGAGAAAATATACTAATGCAAGCATAAAATGCTTTTACATATAAATCGTCTGGTAATTTTGAAAAATCGATTTCTCCTGATGATGCAATTTTTCCTGATTTGTTCTTATTTTTTCGATATTTTTTTATTTTTGGAATTGATGAATACTTGTATTTACATTTGGATTTTTGTTTTGATGACGATGACGACGATGATGAACCAGAGTCAGAATCATACCCTGAGGAGTTTACAAATGTTTCTGTGCATGTTTGTGTCGGGTCTGCCGGATTTGTTTTATTGAGAAATGTGCATGGGTCCATATTTTTCACATCGGCAACTGCGAGAAACTTGGTATCAGTCCCATCGTTATCCTGTCCGGTGTCATTGCCATTCCCGTCAGTTACAGGAGTCACTGTTTCAAGATTAACTGCCATGCACGGCGGGTTTTCGCCCATCATAAATGATTTGAAAAGATTGAGTGGATTTAATTTTCCTAAATCGCCGAGTGTTCCAGGAATGAGCCCTTCAAATTCTGTAAAGTCGGTTCCACCTAGACCCGACGATATAAATGGAATATTTCCACTTGGAATATTATTAATATAAATGTATCGGTCGACTAATTTACCAGATGCGACATCTGTGCACTGTCCGCCAGTTTTTAAAAAGAATTTATCACCTAAAGGACCACCTTTGGTAGAACCACCCTTTCCGGAAACGAGCACTTCTACATAATTAATTAATCCGCCAATATCATTGGCAAGTGCGCCAAAATTTCCATCGTCTGACATGCCCATATCAGATGGTTTTAAAATGCGTTTCCAGTACAAATAGTCAGGACCCAGCAAATTCTGCTCCATTCCTTTCATATCCGTCATTATATCTGAAAAAAAACCTGACATTTGTAATCAATAATTGAATAATTTGTAATTGAATGAATTGAACTTTGAATATATATATATAATTTATTTAAATAAATTATTATTATTAAAATAGTAATAAAAATAATAGTAATAAAAATAATAGTAATAAAAATATAAAATGAAAAAAGAAGCAGAAATGAAAAATTTTAATCAAAAACAAGATTCAAATTCAGATGAATTAAAGACATTAAAGGAGACCTTGAAAACGGGAGACTTGTTGGTCTGCGATGACTTGCAACATAATTCGTGGGGCGTATTTAGCTGGTTTATTAAATTCATGACTCAAAGTGACTATTCTCACGTGGGAATGGTGGTGGTTGACCCGGAAATGACAACTCCAAAATTAAAGGGTGTATACGTCTGGACATCTGGAATATCTGATACACCGGATCCAGAAGACAATAAAAAAAAATTCGGTGTTCAGTTTGTCGAGTTTGAAGAGTTTTTACAAACATATGAGGGAAAAATATATCTAAGACGCTTGAGTTGCGAATCGCAAGAGCAGTATCATAAATTATTTAACATCAAGACATTGCAAGAAATTCATAAAGTTGTTTATGATAAACCATATGACACTGTGGTAAGCGACTGGATAGAGACGTATTATAAAAAGGATACCAACCCACAAAAAACGTCGCGATTTTGGTGCAGCGCACTGATTGGATACATATACACCAAGATCACGCTATTTGACGATGGTTTAGACTGGAGCATATTAACTCCGAGTTACTTTTCGAGCGAAAATAAAACATTTAAAATGTTGCACAATGTGAAACTTGAAAAAGAATATCAGATTTGGGGTTGATTTTCAGTTATTTATTTATTTATTTATTATTTATTTATATAAAATTGATTTTTTATATAAACAATTATTAACCAACAAATCAACAACAACAAATCCAACAAATCAAATATCAAATGTCAAAACAACATCAAGATTGGGAACCCGTCGTTTTTAATAAAAAACCAGCAGCAAAAACTGCATCGGCAACAAGTGCAACAGTTACAACAACTTCATCATCATTGGCATCTGTTGGCGTTTATGCAGCTTCGTCAGATGATGATGTGAAAAAAACAAAATATATATCAAAAAATACTTCTTTAGCCATTAGTGTTGCAAGATGCGAAAAAAAAATGACGCAGAAGGAATTGGCACAAAAATGCAACTTTGAAGTTTCAATTGTTTCTGATATTGAAAGAGGAACCTGCGTGTACAACGCAACACATGTGAATAAAATACAAAGTGTTTTGGGAGTAAAAATTCCACGAGTCTAGAATTAAGAGTGATAGATGGTGATTGATTATTATGAAAATAATATATATAATCTTATAAAAATAATAATAAAAAATATTACATATATTACATCATATAAATATAAATAATGTTATTTTAATTTCATTTATTGTTAATTTGTTAATTGAAATCGATTAATTTCCTGTGCTACCAAATCCTCCCGCTCCTCTTTCTGTTTCCACCAATTCTTCAACTTCTTGCAATTCATTTGTGAATATTCTCTCAAAAATTAATTGTGCAATTCTATCACCAGTGTTTATAGTAAAATCGTTTTCCCCGTGATTAAACAGAATAACTTTTATTTCACCCGTATAGTCGCTGTCAACAACTCCGGCGCCAACCTGTATTCCATATTTGAACGTCAACCCGCTTCTCGGAGCAATTCTTGCATAACAGTCTTTGGGAACCATGATGGAAATGCCAGTGGGGACGGCGCACCATTTTCGAGGTGGAACGGTTGCATCCACGGATGAACTAATGTCCAGCCCAGCGCTGCCTTCTGTTGCTCTTTTAGGTATAACTGCATGCGAAACTAGTTTTTTTACTTGAAACATTTTTTAAAGCGAATGAATAATTATATAAAAAGGTATATAAATTTATATTTATACTTTTATATACCATATATTTTATATATATAATATTTATACATCATATAATCCGATATGTCAATTGACTTTCACGGCGGCTCTCGCAAGAAATGGCGCTCTCGCAAGAAACGGCGTTTTCATGCGAAACGGCGGTCTCACAAGAAAAAACGGCATTGCAAAAGAGGAGGCGGAGAAATACCAAAAAATATTGTTGGTTCAGATATACCGCCACAGCCACCACAGCAGCTACTACCGCCACAGCCACCACAGCAGCTACCGCCAGTTCAAAACCCATAAAATGCTTAAAAAAATATATATTAATATAATATAATATTATAATATAATATTAGAATGGCGTTGGTTGTTGCGAGTTTATTACAAAGGGACGCGGTTTTACGTTCTGTTGGTGCCACAAATGCAAAAATATACGAAATTTTATCGGAATACATGTGCGGAGAGACTTACATTAAATCAAAAATAGAAAAGTTGGACATTATTTATAAATTAGAAGTAATTGAAAGTTACATTTCGGAAATACCAGAAACGGTTCATGAAAAAGCAAGCATACATAAAGCATTGACGGGTATTCATGATATGTGTACAAAATTGCATAATGAATTGGATGCGATTTTGAAAAAGATAAAAACACACAATGAAAAATATTTTTATTATTTGAGGACATTTGACATTTCATCGGATTTATTGAACCTTGAAACGCACGTTTATAATTTAAACCACAGGTTCAAAATGTTTTTAGGGTTGATGAATGCTGCAAATGCATTTTAGTTCCACCCGGATTGCCCGTATTGAATTATTATAATTTACTGGCCGATTTCCTTGCCGATTTCCTTGCCGATTTCCTTGCCGATTTCCTTGACGATTTCCTTGCCGATTTCCTTGACGATTTCCTTGCCGATTTCCTTGACGATTTCCTTGACGATTTCCTTGACGATTTCCTTGCCGATTTCCTGGATGAGCCGGCTCCACCATCACTATCGCTCATAGGTGCAGCTGCAGCACCGCCGGGAACATGAGGATA